AGTTATAACTAAAAGACTAAATAATAGTGACCTGAATGAGGTCCATATCATTCACTCGCCGGAACGGCGTTTTACGAACGTGGAGGGAAAAGCTCTGGATGGTCATAGTAATATTGCTGTTGAAACTAATCTCAATGAAGCGTTTAAAAAGAGATTTAAGGTCGAAAGATTTTTAAATCGAAGCCTCTAGGTCTTCAGCCCAGAGGTAGTTCACTCAAAGAATAGTGTATCCTGTCGTATTTAATCTCGATTTTATATTCAACCCATGAATATTTAAAGATGGGACATCAATTTGTAGGGATATATTATATTGATTATTATCTTCGTCTGCTTCCACGATAACTTTATCCACAGTAATTCTCGGTTCCATTATTGGGAGTTTCGTCTCAATATCGTCTTGCATTACTTCTGATGTGAAGTCGTCAATTTCTTCGAATAGATAGCGCCTCAAATCTATCCCATACGTCGGAGATAGTATTTTATCACCCGGCGATGTTAAAAATGCCGTTGATATACTATTTTTAATGGCTTCTTCGTCATATAATACAGCAACATCTTTGAGAAATTCCTTTTTATTCAATTGATTATTGAAAGATACATCCTGAGATAGATCAAACGCAATATCTTTATATAGATAATCACTTTTCAGAGAAATCTCTGAATTTTTATCTATTCGCAAAGAGTTAATTTTAATAGCCATTATCGTGTCAACACTTCAATTAGATCTGTTTGATAATCATCCTCATCAAATGCCATTTCGACGATCAAATCGTTGAAATAATCATCGAACGATTCCCTCTTCACTTTCGATTCGTCTTCTATATTCAATTTTAGAAGTGCTGTCGGTGTTTTACCTCTATCGACTATCCAAGGACGATCCACTCGCTTCTTCATTTGTTCCTTTGAAAAAGGAGTTATTGTTAATTGATCGATAAGCCCTTTAATATAAGTTTTAGTATTCGGATTATTCCACTCTGCTTTACTTTCCGTGGTATTTGGAGATAACTTAGTCAGTAATGCGGATAATTCACCCTGCGTTGCATCAGTTTGTGTAGTATTTAGTTTATCTATTGGTATAGGAGTCTTATCCGATGACCTCAAAGAGCTATATATCCTCGATAGCACCATGAATGGGAGTTTATTGAAGTCTCTCAATGATGTTATATTGACATTTTTATCCAATTCTCTACCAGCCACGAAGTCTTTCCCATTATAATCTCGTTCAAATCTCGCCAAATACCCAAGAATTGGGTTTATATTATCATCATCGGACTCTAATGCTTGAAGTCTCGCTACGGCATCGTCTAAATTAGGGGGTAATACATCCCAATTTAACTGGTCTAGGGATTTAATATTGGTAATATCTGCTTTTGATTGATATTCTTTCACTAATCCACCTGCCGTGAATTTAATCAGATCCAAAAATCCATTTTTTGCAGTTCTATTCGCGGTTTCATTGGTATCATTGATTTGATTAATACGATCATATAAGTTGTCCAACTCTTCAGTAGTTTTAGTCAATTTATCTTCCCATTTTGACATTTTCTCTTCAATATCGAAGATATTTGCCTTTAATTTTTCAACATCGACCGCTTTCAACATCGCTTGGTCATATTTGGTCCTCTTTTTATCTAATATAGTGACCAAATCATCGATTTGCTGCATGAAAGATGATCGACGTTTATCGGTTTGTTCTCTTTTCATCTGTTCATTGAGTTTAGCAACCTTGGCCTCCATCATAGCGATATCAGTTTCCATCTTGTTTTTTTCAGATGGCGGTAATTTAGTTCGATTTATGATTTTATTTTTTTTATCAAGATCGTCCCGCATCCCAGTTAGATCACTCCTATACTTGGTTTGATTTCGCTCAAGCTTTTCTAATTGATTTTCCTCATCGTATTTCTCGACTTCCCCATTATCGCCGACTCCTCTAATATTTTTATACGAATCTCTCGAATCATTAAATCTTTTAGTGATTTTTTGGACTTGTTTATCGAAAAATGGATCATTGAATAGTAATCTAAATGATGTCAACATGCTTTTCCATATTTTAGTATCGCTAGACATCCCAGATTTGCCTTTATTTTGGATAGGGTCATACTCCCAACGATCCAAATTCTTCTGTAGTTCGAAATTATCAGATTTACCTATCGGCCCCGATACAAAACCCGCTGGGCCTTCCCTATTTTTAGTGGCGAAATACCTAGCACCGGGTTGTTCCCCTTTCGCCTCTGTCACAATTCGAACAAGTTTTTCAAACGTCATAGTATTATTTAGAAGTTTTGTTAAATATGTATATGGGCCTCAAATTTAATGGAATCTATGATTCAATCTTAGAAAGCGTTACTTCGCGTAGTGGATCGGGAGGTTATCTTCCGGGTGATGTGATCGAATTCCGAAAAGATTATAGAAGTAATGCTACTTATAAAGCTATGCCTTCAACTATGAAACGAGAACTAGATGACCTCGTTAAATCTGGACTCAATATTCGAGTAGTTCAAGTCGGAGATCGCTTATCTGGCACATCTACTGGGAATCAATTCAAAAAAGCGGATGATGTAGTGGTAACAGTTGCTGGTGATCAAGGTGGTGGACGTTATTACGACACTATTACTATCGGAACTGATATGATTGAACCAGTTTTAACCAATGATCCAAACCCCAGTGTACCTGATCAATTCTATCGAGATGATAGTAAGTATATGAATAGCAAAGCCGAAGAATATGTTACGGATATGCAGAATATCACCCGTTTGACCGATAAGGGTGGTAAAAAGAATACTCCCACCAATCTAAAACTCGCTGGAGAATCTGTAATGTTGACCAAAGATAATAATACTCTTGGGGATATACTACACGAAATGTGGAACCCTATTAACTAAATAATATTATGGCATCTTATTCACAGCGCGATCAACAAATGCTCACTGAAGCATATACTACCCAACTACTCAAGGAGTCTATCCCCGATATGAGTCTCAATCAAGTTCATTCAAACTTAGACCTGATGAGTGAGTCGGAATTACTATATGTCGCCACAGTATCGGAAAGACTCCTAGAAGGATTCTTCGGGGATATTGGTTCTGGTCTCAAAAATGTCGGTAAAGGTCTTGTCCGTGACGCATCTAAGATCGCAGGACAAGCGGTTGGTGGTAAAGTGAACCAAGCTGTTCAAGGAGCGAAGCGATTTGGTTCTGGCGTGGCTGCTGGTGCCAAACAGATCGGTGCCAATGTGTCCGATATGTATCAGACTGGTGTTGTTGATAAACAAGCAGGTGATGCTATCGAAAAAGCCAGAGGTCTTACACAGCAACTCATCGATTTAGTCACACAGGCACAGCGAAATGGTTTAATTAAAGCGCAGAAATCTATCACTGATATGTCATTGAGTGAATTGGTGGACCATTTAGAAATCGCTAAACAGTCCGCAGAAACTTTCTCTAATGGATCACTTAAAAACGGCCCGACTAGAGGTGTCGGACAGGCATTCCAACGCGGAATGGGACGTTAAATTTGTTCTAAATTTAGAATACATGCAAAGAAATTAATTTCTTTGTCAGTTACCCTACTACATTTCTCTAGGTGATCGGCGATGGTTAATATCATCGCCTTTTTCTTTGAATCTTCTATTGTGATTGAATATATATGATTCAATAAATCGACCAATAATTGTTCCCAGTCCGAATTAAATACCTCATCATTCTGGATCAGGTATTTTCTAAGACTTAAAGTGTTGCCTGAATCGATATTGGTGCAAATCTTCTCACATACGTCGTTATTATTAACTCTTTGAGTAATTTTCAACTCATTATCCACCACAAACTTCTGCATCTCATTGATACATTTTCGCAAGTCTGGAAAATACGACTTTACCAAGGAAGCTAGTTGTTTCTTCTGTTCTTGTGTAGTGTCGATACCCTCTTCATGTAGGATGTGTAAACACCGTTTGAGTGCTTGTTGTAGAGATGGTTTAATATCAATAGATTGACATCTCGACTGTAAAGCCGCTGATATTTTATGTTTATGGTTCCCAGTGAGTATGAATCTAGCATTTTTCGAATACGATTCCATCATATTTCTCAATGCGTCTGCTCCATTTTTAGAAAATTGATCAACCTCATCCAATATCACTACTTTAATATTACCATCAAAACTCTTAGTCTGGATGAATCCAGATATTTTATTTCGAACAGTGTCGATACCGTTTTCATCCGAAGCGTTGATATATAGATAATCACATTTCAATACGTCTAATACTAGAATTCTAGCAGTAGTGGTTTTGCCTTGGCCGGGGCCGGAACAGAATAATAAATTCGGTATCTCTGATCCGAATGATTCGATAATATTCCTAGTTTCGTCGGAAATACATAAATCCTCTAGATTTTGTGGTCGGTATTTTTCAACCCAGATACCTTGAAATGCTTCGTTCATACTTGTTTCAACAAGATATCACGGGTAGTCCTCTTTTGCAATGCCCTAACATACTCAGAACATTCTAACAAGTCATCATGTGTCCCGCAGTCGAACCAGACACCGTCAATTTCTTTCACTGTCACGTAATCTTCCGCCATATACAGTTTAATTAGATCCACTATCTCCAATTCTCCCCTTGTTGATGGTTTTATTTGCTTGGCTAATTGCGAGGCAAAATGGTCGAACACATATAATCCCACGACAGCATTATCACTTACGAATGATTCAGGTTTTTCTACAATACTCCCTAATTCGCCGTACACATTCAAAGTTGCCACCCCATAAGCTGAAGGATTTCTCACCTTATATGTGAAAATAGTGTTTGGTTCCGCGACTATAGGCTCATTTAATAAAAATACATTATCACCCAATATTAGAGTCACATTATCACCATTTATAAATTTTTCACCTAAAATAAAAGCTTCTGCTAATCCGTTTGGGACAGATTGGATGATATATTCTAATTTTATGCCGAATGTAGATCCATCTCCGAGATATTCGCGAAACAATGTTTTTTGTAGCTCTGATGCCACAATTATTAATATTTTATGAATACCCATATCCATCAATGTTTTCAATGGATAATATATCATGGGCTGATTGAATACGGGAAGTAGCTGCTTACTCACCCCATGAGTTAATGGGTATAGTCTAGTCCCAGACCCCCCTGCTAAGATAATACCTACCATTGGTGTCATGATGTCTGCACTCCGTTAATATTGTTCATAATACGCCACATATACTCAGTCTCCGTGTCGAACTTGTATATATTAGACGCTTTAGTATTGTCTAAAATACAATTACTTCTAGGAGCTTTGATATCCAATTCGGACATTGATACCCAATTTGGGTCTAATTCGTCCCATTTCCCTTCATTACCAGAATTAAGGAGTTTTATTACCTCATGTGTTGATAATGGATCTGAATTCACCACATTGTAAATATCTTGCATAGTCCAAGAAATATCACTATTAATCAACGCTTTAATAAAGCCCCCAACATCCGGTATAAATGTTTTAGAATTCACCATATCGATCAAATCAGGATATTTCATAATTTTACTCAGATAATTTCTCCGATTTTTAATATCGAAACAAATCGGCATTCGTATACGAATGATTTTTAGGTCATTATTTGTCGTTAATGTTTCAAATGCGTGTTTGCTCTTACTGTAGAAGCTACTATAGTCAAATAATCCAAAATTCGGCGAATCATTTTCGGTGAAAACTTTTTCGTATCCACTATAAATACATCCCGAACTAATATGGATGTATTTCACCCCTAATTTGTTACAGGTATCTACAATTTTGAGAGGTTTGACCACATTGAGATCCCAACACTCATTCTTTTTAATTTCAGCTTCATCCACATTAGGAATACCGGTAAATCCGAAGCAGTTTATCACTATCGAAATATCATTATTCAGAATAAATTTAGATAATTCATTTTGGTCGTAATAGTTCAGCTCTTTTTTTCGGTGTATAGTCACCACGCACTCCCCCAACAGCGAATAAAATAATTCGCGTCCTATATACCCGCCCCCTAGGATTAATATGTTATTCGGATTCTTCGATTGATTTTTTAATGTCATTTAGAGTCAATGTATCATTAGAATTGATGAAATCAATAACTATTTCAGAAAAAGTATCGCCGATCGAACTTAATTCAGCATCTTCAGTCGAATCCAATAATTCTTGAATCTCGTATATCGCGTCCATCAACTTTTCTTCTTTATCTTTTAGTTTTTTTAACAGTTTTTTACTCATTTGTTTCTATTTAGTATTTTCCATTGGAAATCAATATGCCAATGGAAAAAAAACAAATAATATTATTAAACAAATCTAATATCTATCCTAAATAATAATGATGGCATTATCACTCCAATTGGGATACCCCCTAGTTCCTAGATCTATAACGAACCCTAATGTATCTAGGATCAATGCTATTGATGTGGTCGATCCCATGTCGTATTTGACTTTCATAAAGCTCATAACGGTATCATTCGAGCCAGATTCCATCCAGATATATTATAATCACTATATAAATTCTTGGAACACCACACACAACTCTATCAATAGTGTTAATGCCAACGTAATAACTGAAAGATATAGAGATTTTTTAAAGGAAATATCTATAAGTTATACGACGTTAGAGGAAAAAGAATTTTTATCCAAAATAAATTTCAACGATCCATACGATTTGGATGTGGTTATGGGATTTTATGGGGATAAAATCAAAGAACTTATATCATATTACAATTCCAAAAGGAATGATGTAAAGTTTAATATTGTTAGGAATAAATTAATCGGCACCAATTTCGGAACCGAGAAAACATTGACTGAATTAACACTATCATATCTAAAGAGTATTAATGATAGTAGAATGTTGTTTGATTATGATGGGATCACTAAAAATTTAGATATTAAAATCGGAGAATTGTATGATACGAGTCCAAATTACTATGACCAATTTCCGAACGAAAAAGAATACGACAACAAAGATTTGGATTATGGGTTAGATATCTTTCTGAAAACTAATCAGGAATTAATCGATGAAATATTTCCCGATATTTCAGATAAGCTGAAGGATATAAAGGAAGTTGATGAATTATTCGATACTAAAAGGAAATTAACCCAGAAATACATATCGACCGATTTCTATTATCTATCCACTGGTAGTAATGTTACTGATAATGTGTCCGGTAAATTGTTTGAGTGTGATAATACTATACTAAATTTTTTAAATAAAAATTATCCTACTACCGCATCTACATTAGAATCGAAGTATTTAGTAGATGATAGCTTACAAGGGTTTTTCAAACCATCCAAGAACTCGATATTGATACTAGATGGCATCAATAAATCATTCTCATTCAACTTAAAGAATACTGAACCAAATTCATTGTATTATTTTCCCGATCCTTCGACCAATAGTGGTGGGGATGATGTTGTATTGTCTGTGGCTGATACATTATATTTGAAAAATAATTTTTCAAATGGTATTGCGATCAATCAACCAATATCCACCCCAAATGACACCAAATATTATGGATACGTGTCAAATATCGACCCAAATAAAATAAAATATTTCGATTCGATATTCGATTCAGGGTTTATTCAGGATAGTAAATACGACATATTCGGGAATCAATTCGGACTATTCAAAAATGATTCCAGATTTAGAAAAAATATAGAAATCATATCAACAACCGACCTTACTTCTATGGTTATTGATGGTTATTATATATATGATGATTTGTATGGTGAAGGATATGGGTTTAATTATGCTACGACCTATTCTGAAGATAATCGCCCACATCGAAGCGGCTTATATACCAAGACCGCACATTTAACGAGTAACGAATTTGATGTTTCGTTGTCATTCGGGAAATTATTCCAATATGCTGAACCAAACTATGAAAAAGTGTTTGATCAGAATCCCATAGTAGAAATAATCGATGGTGGTCACATTAAAAACTTTGATGACACCACATATCCAGATTTATCATCGTCAGACTTATTAGAATATGCGTTTAATGATGGTGGTTACTATTACGATGATCTAATCGAATGTGGCCTACACACCGCCAGTCCACTCCAACGGGCGCTTGTAGACCTTTCATACCCATCACTAACAGCCAACTCGACTCAATATCTTAGAGGGTCCGCGCTCAATGTATTAGATGGTGGAATATTTAGTGATTCGAACAATGATGAATACACCGCGATTGGTAAAAATTACGCATATGACGATACAGTGTTCGCCCATACTGAATATATGCCTCCTCTACTTATGGAGGATATTATATCCAACACTGGGACAATTTTCGTAAAAAATACCCAAACCAAACAATCTCTACCGTTATTATTGGCATTGCCTCATCTACAATATCAATATAGAGACTCAATAATATCACAGTTGAGTAATGGTGTAGTGGATTTTGATATGAGTAACAATTCTCTTATAATAGAGACTGAATCATATCTAATAATCGATAAATTACAATATGATGGATCGTTCACCGAATCTAATACTTCCCCTATATATATAGAACATAATCAATCTGATTTCAATAAACTGTCTAATAGGTTTAAAGTTAATAATTTCATTTACTTTTGCGAAATGCAGACGTTATCGACTGAAATACCGTCAAATAATTTCATTATCTACCCGGAAATATATAGGTTTGACATAATTAATCACATATTAGATAAAATATACCCACAATCTCATAACGAGATTGTAGAATCTTCGCAATTTTTTAATATTTCAGGGGGTGATATTAGATATACATCGTTAGATGCTCCCGTTATTACGCATAGTATCAAAAATGATATGTATAATATATCATTTTTGATGAAGGATCAGAACGAAATGCCCACACTACACGAATACGATTTTTATCTGACCCCCAATGTGAAGTTTTCGGATCACAACATAATAAAATTCAATAGTTGCCAACTATCCAACATATTTCACAATTTATCTACGGTATCTATGTATTTATCGTCATCATCGTATCACCCCACCATTCAAGAGGAGTTAATTTTATGAATACTTATAATTTAAATCTATCATCCACATATTCACAGTATGTGGCAACAACGCCGTCGATAAATTTTGATGATAACTCCACATTATCATTAACATTCATTGATATGTATGAGGGTGTCGGCCCCATATCTATGCGTATAGATTGGGGAGATGGGACTATGGATTTTTACGATAATAATATCAACCAACAAGAATCTACAGTGGTAAATACTTTCAATATTAGCCCCCTGTTCATAACAACGTATGAACATGTATATTATCCGTCATCTACTTCATTATATAAGTCACTATCCTGTCAAATTTTGATAAAATATTCAAATTTTGATCAATCTTGGTACACTATTCCAATCCGAATAAGGACATATGACTATTTTGAATCGATATATGACCTAAAATTGATTAATACCAATATACTACCATACAATAATAATCCAAAACAGCATCAATTACGGGCGGAGGTCGGTAATTATTTGTTGGAAGTTCGCAATGATTAAATATTTTAGTGGTAACATCCGTAAAGCATTTATCTTCCTTTAGAAATTCAGACATCCAAACTAATGATAAAGAGTTTGCGTTGAAACAATTTCAACGCAATTATCCCGGAGATTATACGTTAAATTTTGTAAATGTATTATCTAATATTAATGATATTAACACTAAACATTATACTAATTTTTATTTAACCGATAATTATCGAATATCGGATGTTTTTACACAACCAAAGATTAAAAATAGGTTATCATATATATATGGGCCGTTAATATCCGGTAATGAATATTTAAAATTTAGCACCATTAGTCCTCGACCATATTCAATAGCTGATAGATTCGATGAGCATTATAATTATGGTGTTCCTATATTCTCCACCACTGAAGATGATGCAACTAATTTCACTATTACTATAATCGACGAAAATAGATGTAACATACACTATACTAAAAACAATATAAAATTTTATTTGTGTTCAGATATAGCAAATAAAGTAATATTTGTTAAGAAAAATCTGTTGTCTTTCGATAAACACCACACAAATCCACAAGATTTCGAGTTCGTGTTTTCGGAAACCGTCAACGATATTTTTTTATATAAAAACACTCCAACTGGAAATTATTCGATATCCACCTACAACAACACTCTCATTCTCGATAGAACAATTATCAATGATTTGTTGTCGAATACATCGACATCGTTCAGAATAGTTAAAAATATTTACGACGAGTCCTCAAATATTCCAGATACCTCATATATAACCTATAATATCGATAATACTATCGATAATGACAAGAGTAAATTTAATTTGTCGAATAATATGTTATTGTATAAAACGTTTAATGTCGAGAACTCGCCGATAGAGTCATTGATACTGAAAAATCAATTGCTACAATCTGATATTTTTTCGTCTGCCAATAATTTGCTATTTAGTAGTGATAATAATTTATATATAAATGATTTGAGAGAATATTCATCAATATTCTCAGATGTTGCGGAAGAGACCACTGACTCTTTGGAATTAAACTACGTATTCTACAATAAAGACTACAAGATATCTCCGGGGGTGAATATAATCACAAGCCCCACCAGTATGTATCCGTATAGTAAATTGAATGTGAATGATACCAAATTTGTGGATAGTGGAGCATTTTCATACACCACTCCAGAATTCGCAGATAAAATCTACCGATTATCAAATGACAACATTAATAACCAAAATGGACAATACTTATTATGCACATGGTTGTCTGGATCAAACTCATCTGACGACAAAATGTGGATCGATAGGTATTATTATCCAGATTTAATAGATAAACAAGAAGCTATAGCCGCATCTACATACCTACATTCAACTTATGACGATTATATCGAGGAATTGATATACGCAAATACTGATATTTCGGAGTCTGTCGAATATAATAAAATATTCGATAAAAAAAGCGATTTAATTTTCGAACCAAATCAAAATTATGAATATGTTCGTATAGACGATAATATATTGGCAGCGTTATCGTCTCGGATACATACCATCGACCCCGTTACTGATTTGAATTATTTTAAATCAGTAAATAGAACAGGTGAATTAGCATTGGCGTTTTCATTTGATGGGGGTGATACATCATGGACTGTTAAAAGTGATAGAAATAATATAGATGCAGGGTTGACCATACAAAAGAATGGTCGCGATCTTACCATCACCTACGACGCATACGACTCGACCACACATCATTATGATAAAACCGAATATTCTTGGAAACGAAACAGTAAAACTGTGAAACTTGAACAATTAGATACTAATTTTATATCGATCGGAATCAATACTAAAACGGATCAATGTTATTTCATCGTAAATAACCATATCGAATTATTATTCAATTTACCACAGTATCAATTATATATAAAACATTTATTATATGGTGATTTCTTTATATATTACGATAATAATCATAAAATAAGATTAACCGATTCCGCATATTCCAAGATATATAATGTGATAGTATCAGATTCTTATATTCCAGTAGAATTGATTTCTGTCATATTTCTATTGTATTATAATACTATGCCCGGAGATATTCACATAACATTACCATGTGGGATGAGAAATAGTAATGATACTATAGAATTATTGAATAGTGTGTGTGGATCATCGACATTTAAATCCGATTTTATCGATATCGATATTAATAATTTGAATATATCTGATAAAAATGTTTTAGATGGATTGTCCCATATGATCAAAGATAATATCTATCAGGTGTTGCCCGCAAATACCAATATAAATAGCATAAACTATAAAAATTATAAACGATGAATTACTTTAAACATACTAATGGAGAAGCATTTATATTAGACAGATTTGATTATGTTGGGTATTTCAACATAACTGATGGTGTTGCATATACCGGCAAACTATTCGATAAAGATTCACTGGTGTTAGAACCTAAAGATAGGTTCATAACGGATACTTATATGGGGAAATATGAAATGAATACCACATATAGAAATACCCAACCAGTCGTTGAGTATTATGCCAAAGCGTTTGATATTTTTAATAATATGGGGGTAGAGAAACTGACCTCAAATATTAAAACTAATAATACTATCGCATATAAAGATTTAGTCATATCTAATCCGGTAGTATATAATTTCGAAGATAATGATGGTTTTTATTATGGTTTATCGAGTGTCGATGAAACAGACTCGTTGAGTATCCCTGTAAAGAAAAATTATTTAGGGCATTGCGAACCTTTCAAATCCAGTACGAATTTCAAATTCATGGACAAGATAACCTCTGGAGTTCTTTTCGTCGATGACCATGAAAATTTCACATATTTATTGACTGACGGTGAACGTAATTATTCATATATTGGTAAATTCGATAATACCGATCCCCTGACACATATTACATCGATTGATAATATAAGTTTTGAACCAGAAGATTATGCTTATAAAAATCCTGATTATGTGTATTCAATTCATAGAGATGAAATAAATAATAAAATTCTTTATGTGAAAACTTCTAATATAGAAGTTCACGACGCATCGAACTATAGTGATTGTGTAACGACAATATTGGAAGATCGGATATCTTTAATACCCAGCAACGTAATATTCTTAAAGTGGACCACTCCGGGGGAAAAATGGTCTAAACAAACCGTCAAATGTAAATGGACGGAGAAATTCATAGTAGACAATAAAAATAACCCATCTACTATAAAATTTGGTAAAGATTATAGGACTCAGATAAATGATGCGGGCGATACGTTAATCATAAGTAATAAATATTCGTCGAATGTTTCAAAGACCATCAATCTACCCGGTTTAAATATTTTCAATATTATATCCATTGATATAAGAACTGCGGATGATTATGTCGTGATCCTACATAAAAACTCCGATAAATTCACCATATCCCACTTCTCAGTGGATGATATATCAAACATTAAACAATGGAATATTGAAAGTTTAATAACGACAGCTAAAAATTATAAGGTAGCATTTGTCGAATACGATTCCGATGTTTTTATCCTATCCAACGATATGGAATATCAGACAAGATTCCTATCCAATCCAACGTATCCGGCTGGTAGGTTAGAAACTGGGGAATTACATTATCCTATACCAACGGTGTGGCAGGACACTATTCAATTATGGGGAACTATATCTTACAAATGGGATACACAAATAACGTCGTCAAATTTTTATAAAAATTTGACGACTGCTACATGTATAAAAAATAATAAAATGTATATGATATTACATAATGTTGGTAGAATATATGTTATATCCCAACCCATAAATCAAAGATTCATAGATTTAATTCCTCTGGATTTATCTAGAAAATTTAAAAAGGTATCATGTGGTGACACATCAATTGGATTGAAGCTCAATTCAATTTTCAGAAACTTGGTCGAAGATACATTATCTATACTTAGAAATAGTTCAAACACGGTATCTATTGAAGAACGAAAACTGATATATGAAAAATTAGAAGATTTTGCGTTGATACCAGAGAATTTATTTATGAATACTAATGAGACGTTGAATGTGTTGATGGTTGGAAGAATTTTATCAGAAATATATAAGATTCAAGCTAAAATAATACCCAAATCTATTGTCAATTAAAATCTCAGAGTTAAATAGGTCATATGAGTTCTTTCACTGATAAATTTATCGCAGATACCTACGATGGGCTACTTCACTCCGATGTCGCACTCGTAACCGATTCATTATCTCCCATATTTGACGGTGTAGGCAATAAGTCATCATTGAGCTTGGGGACTGAAAACAATGGCGCTACAATCACTGGACCACTTAATGCGACAGCAGCTTCCATTGATCTAAATTTAAATGTTGGAGGATCGGTAACATCTACTACTGTTCAGACATATGTAGTGAATTCAACTTCGGTGAAAACTACCGATTTGGAAATTGTTAATAATTTCACAGCCGCCAATGTCACATATCCAGTATCGTCCAACCCGACGAGTGTATTCTCCCTAATATATCCTATAGGTTCTATATATTTAAGTGCTATCAACTCCGATCCGGCATCTTTATTTCCGGGAACTATATGGGTGAGGGTATCTGAAGGAAGATTTTTAGTAGGGGTGGGTAGTGGAAACGATGGAACGAGGATTAAATCGTTTGAATCGGGAAATAATAGTGGAGAATACGAGCATCAGTTATCTGAAGGTGAAATGCCATCACACATACACAGTTTACAGCATCCAGATGGTGAACAGTTTTACTTGGCGAATGATGGCAATGATTCCCAACCTAGCAGTGATGGGCGAGTCCGGGTAGATGGTCCAGATAAGGAACGGGACGGTAGATATATGCCCAATATGCAACCAACGGGCGGAAATATCGCACACAACAACACGCCTCCCGGATTCGGGGTGTATGTGTGGAAAAGAACAGTGTAATATATTCATAATATGCCAAATATAAAAATTTCAAAAATAAAAACCAGAAGGGGGACCGACGAGCAATTAAAAACAACTGCTCTAGATCAAGGTGAACTAGTATCAACTATCGACACCAAGAGATTGTATATCGGGAATGGGACTGGATATGGCGGATTTGTGGTAGGGAATAAAATAAACTACCCCATGATCAACCACGCCTCTCTCACAACTCTAATATCAGAACTGGGGGATATCGCATATGCGAATAATAAATATTATCAACTAACCGCCAGTGATTATACGAATATTGCATCGTGGGGCGACGTATCAACTAAGATCGATCCAGATTTATTTCATTATACATCGTCCAATAAGATAACACTCAATGATGATTCGATATTAGCGTCCCATATTAAAGCATCTACTGCATCGTCTGGAGTTAAGATCGAGAATGGATTCTTACAATCCGACTATGATACATCTAAGTTAGAAATAAATTCTAATAAATTGTCATTAAAGGCAGGGGGGATTAATCATAGAGAAATAAACTCTAATTCGTTCACGGGAGGTCTTAGTGGGGGGTCTGGTGTCCCCATTGTCATAAATTATGATCCGACAACATTCAATATCATTGGAGAAAAATTATCATTAAAAACTAATATTATTGGTAAGGAACACATCAAGACCGACACTCTCAGTAGCGGTCTGATTGGGGGTGCGGGGGAGACTATTCGATTAAATGTTGATCATTCTCAATTTCGTTTTAATAGCGACACCTCAAAATTAGAATTAGCCAAGACTGGACTTTCTGCGGAGAAATATAATCAATTGGCAAGTGTATCAACAGACCCATATGGTAGGGTGATCAACAATCAACCTGCCATATCAGACGTATTGGTAGGAGACTCAAGCCTTAGCTCATATAATATTAATAGTCCGCTATCTTCGATATTCGATGGCACTATAAATGGTAATAACACCGGATTGTCATTAACATACTTCACAGGATTATCCTCAAATGGCACATCTAGTGTGGTAATAACCTTATCATCAGCGGGATTTATATTATTTGATGAACCATCTGTTGCTAGGTCGGGTCAAGCTGTTGGCAGATTTGCAATTCCAATTTTTTCTTATTAATTAATATATGATTATCAATCAAGATACTATTTTAAAATTAGTTTTTCGTCAAGGTTCAGATAATGATCGCCGAAAGGTTATTTTCACGACGGGGGAACCAGTATATTCTACAAATACTAGAAGATTATATGTAGGTAACGGTTCGTTGAGTGGGGGTGATGTTGCCGGTAATAGATTTCTAGGCCATACTACCACTTTAGCTACATTGGCTACTAATTCTTACGCTGTCGAGGGTGATTTAGGATTTGTATTAGACACTAATAAATTATATGCATTATCTGGAAGTAATGGTGCGACGATAGGTAATTGGAAGAATATTGGGGGGGTTTATAGCGCAGGAGATGCCTATATCAACATATCTGGAGACAATCGGTTATCATTGAATCCTTTATCGGCCAATAGTTTATCAGTAGATTTGACACGATCCCCAATATATCTAAACAATGGAAGAATCGGATTATCGCCACTTTCAGCTTATCATGTATCAACAGATGTAGTGACTGGCCCATTGGTCATCAATAATGGAAGAATCGGATTATCACCACTTTCAGCTTATCATGTATCAACAGATGTAGTGACTGGCCCATTGGTCATCAATAATGGAAGAATCGGATTATCACCACTTTCAGCTTATCATGTATCAACAGATTTGATTCAACTCCCTATTTTACTAAATTCTGGAAAGATTGGACTATCACCACTATCAGCTAATCATGTATCTTCGGATTTATTGGTTGCCCCATTGATGCTAACATCCGGCAGAATTGGATTGTCGTCAACTAAAACTATTTTGGTTTCTAGTGGTCTAGTATCGACTGCTAATGGTGTTAATTCTACAGGGATTGCGGTGAATCCGTTATCTTCTGATATAGTAATCCAATCCAATCAATTATATGCTAAATTTAATGGATCATTGCAATCACTTGCAGTATCCGCAGAGTATTCTCGTAATATCACCACTGCTACTAGATTGAGCGCGGGGCATTATAAATTCACATACGGCCCATTACCCACCAACAATTTAATACCAATGGTCCAACTGTTTGGCGCTCTTCCCGAGGGTAATGCCCTGACACAAGCTAATATAATGTCTTTATCATTTTCGGCGTGTGAGGTTAAGATATTTGGGGACAATTACGCATACGATTCCGACATGGCGATTCTAATCACATATTAACACATGCCGTTCTCATCAGACATTAAATTATCGCCAGATGCCAAATATTTTGGGATAGTCGATTATAAAAAACCATACAATCTTAATTGGGATGTGGTATGGAGCTTTACCTATGCTTTGACTGGAGTTCAACACGGGTTTTGCACGTTTTTGACCACTGGGCAGTCTATTAGTGGACTTCCCGGACAATATCTGGGATGTAATAACGATAATTTCGTATTGTCTATTGGATTCGATTCTACGGGATATTTCGCATTATCATCTCCCCTCCGAAATGGTGTATTATTATCAGACACGAAGCCAAACAGCTTAATAATACGAGATTCTGTCAATAATGTAGTATTTAATGAAAGATTATCATCATTAAATACGGATTTCATATTAGCGTCATCGGTTAAAGCATATCAAACACTCAGATTCAGATATTCCAATGCTGGAAGAAAAATAAGTGTGGATTATAAGATAGATGGCAAAAAATATTCAAATATCACAAGTTTGAGTATAAGTTCTCTGAATATTACTGATAATTTTATCGTTTATCCCGGATTTAGCTTCTGTTCTCCTATATCGGGGTTGAATATTACGCCATCGACCATGTATATTCAAAATTTTCACACACAGGGAAATACTGACTCTCCAACGTATGAGACTACTGAATGTATACCGCTGACGAGTATAGTTCCAACTACATTCACTACCATATCGGGCATTTCAGCGTTTCCAATGTCTATTCATTAGAATATTATTTAATTTTCCCGATATATGCAATCTTGCCCCGGTCGAATATTAGTTATATCATTTTGTAGAGGATATGATGATCCCAGTGCGGGGGTATATTCATACGATGTTTATTTAAACAATACTCAAATAGGTTCATTGTCGAATGGTCCGGGTAATAGATCTGATATTTTTATAGGTAATCCCCTTGCTATATTACCTAGCTCTCATACGAAGTGTCCCTATACAACTATAGACCTTCAAACCACATTCGACGATTCTATCGTATCTTTGGGTCACAATACTATTGAGATTGATATACCTGATACGACGGGTGGTGGATATTTAAATGTTGGTAGTATGGTAGTTACTAGATATAATATATCATCGGTGGGGGGTTTAACCAATCCTGTAGTATTACCCGTTACTGGTACATACTGGACCGTGGATGGCGATCGTCGAGTAGTGTACATATT